GTGGCGAGTTGACTATAGAAAATGACTATTCTGGCGGTTTCGCAGAAAGATTTTCAAAATGAGCTGGAAAGCAGAAGACTGGGATCAACTTATGGAATCCCTAGAAGAAGAAGAGTGTCTTCTCGCAGATGGATTTGAGCTAGGATTGGTAGGGATAACGACAGGCACCAACCCTGTTGCGGTATACGATATCAATCGAATGCTTTACGTCCTTGTCCACAGAGATGGGATGACAGATGAAGAAGCTAGAGAGTACCTTGACTTCAATGTGTTGAGTGCTTACGTCGGAGAGAAGACTCCAATATTCATTGACTTGGACTGGGTTCGTGCCTGCACTTTGGTTCAGGATCCTGAAATCATGATCCCAAGTCAATGAGGAGTGTTTGTTTCTTCATGGTCTACCATGACAGGAAGGCTGTAACCAAGATGGCAGTGGATCACATGGCTGACGTGATCGACTACTTTTGCGATCAGGGTGTTGATGCTGTAGGGATCACGATTGGGGATTGCCCCATCATTGAGAACTTCGCAAAAGAGAGGGGCTTGATGCATGAAAACCATCCTAACGATCCTTTGTCAGGCAAGTTCACCTACGCTTGGATGTTAGCTGCTCAAGAAAACAAAGACTATATCTGTTGGATGGGCAGTAACAATATCCATAGTGATGGGTATTGGGAGAAGGCGTTAGAGAGGTTAAGGGGGAATAAGGTGGCAACCTTTGGGTCTCGCAACTGCGTTATCCTGCACAGGGATAAGGAGGTACCTTATACTTGTCTCTTCCAGCCACACACTCACTACCTGATCAGTTCGGGACAGTTCTTCCTTACCTATAGTTTCATCAACTCAGTAAACATCCTGACTGTTTATGATTTGGATCAGCAGTTCAATTTTGACGGGAAGGTTCTGGATAAGATGACTGACAAGTGGGGTAAGGACATCATTGAGTATGTAGAGTTTGACGAAGAGGATTGTATTGATGTCAAGAGTGGAGTGGACATGCATAGCTATGAATCATACAAGAAGATATATCCCCAGCACTTTCCGTCAAATCAAATCATACCGCGTTTCCCGCGATTGATGATGTTGGTAGAAGGGTTTTATGATTAAGTATCTTAGATTCTGTGACGGAAGTACATGGATAGATTAATTCAATTAAAAGAATATGAGGATCCCGCTATCTGCATTTGTCCCAACGGTACGATGGGTGAAGCTATCGAACTCAGTGGGCTTGTCATTGTGCTCCCCAAAGCGCCTAAGAAGAGTAGCATCCTCTTTCATCAACTACCACGGAGAGAACAGAAGTGGCATAGATCTTCGCCGCCAGCTGAGTTGGCGCGTATACGCTCTATGGATGAGTGGGAAGAGGCACCGAGGGAGTTTAGACAAAAGTTCCGTCCATATATCGAGGAAGAATATCGCCGTAGACGTGAAGGCGTTTGGTTTTTTAATGACGGTGTGCCTACATACATCACAGGCCGACATTACATGATGTTACAGTGGACTCACCTTGATGTGGGCCACCCTTATTACCTTAGTTTCCAGAGAGATATCTTTATTCACATGACTGCATGTGAGTCAGATCCTCGTTGCTTAGGTCAGCTTTACACCAAGTGTCGTCGTTCGGGATACACCAACATCTGTTCTGCCGTGCTTGTAGATGAAGCCACGCAGGTAAAAGACAAGTTGTTGGGTATACAGAGTAAGACTGGTAAGGACGCTCAAGAGAACATCTTCATGAAGAAGGTGGTCAACATGTTTCGTAAGTATCCCTTCTTTTTCAAGCCCATTCAGGATGGTACTACGAACCCTAGGATGGAGCTGGCATTCCGTGAACCTTCTAAAAAAATCACCAAGAAGAACAAGACATCACAGGCGGGGGAAGCTTTGAATACGGTTATCAACTGGAAGAATACCACCAACAACGCATATGACGGGGAGAAGCTTCATATCCTGTATCTAGATGAGGCTGGTAAATGGGAACGGCCTGTTGACATTAGAGATGCTTGGCGAATACAAAGGACATGCTTGATCGTAGGGCGTAAAGTTGTAGGTAAAGCTATGGTTGGTAGTACGGTGAATCCTATGGATAAGGGTGGGTCAGAGTACAAGGTGCTATGGCGTGATTCAAATCCCTTGGACAGGAACGCCAATGGAAGAACCAAGACTGGGCTGTATCGGCTTTTCATACCAGCATATGAATCTCTAGAAGGCTTCTTCGACGTTCATGGAAACCCAATCATAGATACTCCTGAGAATGATGTCATGGGTATTGACGGAGAGTTGATTCACATGGGTGCAAAAACGTATTTAAAGAATGAGCGCGACAGCTTGAAATCGAATGCGTCTGAGTTGAACGAGGTGGTTCGGCAGTTCCCCTTCACGACGGATGAAGCATTCCGAGACAGCATTGAAAGCAGCTTATTCAACATCGGAAAGATCTACGATCAAATCACACACAATGATGAGTTATTCCCGAATCCCATCGTCAGAGGAAACTTTGTTTGGAAAGGAGGAGAAAAAGACACCGAGGTGGTATTTACTCCTGACTCGAATGGTAGGTTTTATACATCGTGGTTGGCTCCCTCAGAAATACGAAATCAAAGAAAGGAAGTGCGCGGACAACTCGTGGCGCCTAACTCACACCTTGGCTGTGGTGGCGTGGATAGTTATGATATTGACGCTACTGTGGATGGGAGGGGCTCTAAGGGAGCTCTTCACATGTTTAACAAGTTCAACATGAACTATCCCTCCAACCACTTCGTGTTGGAGTATGCAGCTCGCCCGCCATTAGCCAAGATTTTCTATGAAGATGTATTGATGGCTTCGTTCTTCTATGGTTACCCGTTGTTAATTGAGAACAATAAGTACGGTATCGTAAGACACTTTGAAGAACGGGGTTATGATGGATACCTCATGGAACGCCCTTCTTCTTTAACGAGTTCTTCTACTAGAGTCAACGTTAAGACTAAGGGAATCCCATCTAACTCCCAAGACGTGATTCACACTCATGCTCAGTGTATTGAGTCGTACATCCATGATCATGTAGGCTTCGATGCAGCCAAGGGTGAACATGGATCCATGTATTTTAACAGGACTCTAGAGGATTGGATCAACTACCGTATTGACAAACGAACTAAATACGACCTTTCAATTAGTTCAGGGTTAGCACTACTAGCTGCGCAAAAAAATGAAGTACAAAAAACACCCGCAAGATTCAATGAATCAAAGTTCTTCAGGCGTTATAAGCCCATTGGATGAATTTATATATTTGCGGTTAACTGTTAGGGTTGCAAATGTATAAGAAGAACTCCGTTAAAGCAGGCTTCCCTGATCCGCTCGCTCCTCGTGAGGAGAAGTTGAAAGAAGAGTATGGTCTGCAATATGCTAAAGCTATTGAGGATCAATGGGGTGATGTAAATGCAAAGGGTTCTGTTTATGGGAGGCGGAATGAAGTTTTTGAGCGCAATCGCGCTTATGCAAACGGAACTCAAGACACCAATATTTACAAAAGACTTTTAACAAACCTTGATCCCAATGCAGGAGATGGTTCGTTGTTGAATATTGACTTTACCCCAGTGCCGATTCTCCCGAAGTTTGTTCGGGTTGTAGTCAATAAGATTCTGAGTAAGAGGTTGTATCCAAATCTTGAAGCCATAGACTCTGTATCTATGAACAAGCGGGATGAGGAGAAGAACCGAATTATGAATCAGGTCACTCATCGTGATAAGCTGATGCAGTTAAAGCAAAAGGCTGGCGTTGTATTAGACATGGACCCTGATCAGCTTCCTGAGACAACGGAAGAAGCGGAAATATTCATCGATAGTAATTCTAAACTTGATGCTGAAATAGCAGCGCAGGTAGCTACCGACATGACCTTGAGCTGGAATAAGTTTGAGGAGAGCACATTTCGTCGTTGCGTCAACGACTTGGTTACGTTAGGGATGGCTGTGGTTAAGCGTCGCAATGACCCTAACTATGGCATTGTCGAGGAGTATGTGGATCCTGTGAGGTATGTTCACAGCGTCACAGAAGACCCGAGTATGGATGACGTAGTATACGCTGGTCATTCCACTAAGATTAGCGTATCAGAACTCCTCCGTCGATCTTCTGGAAGTTTTGATGATGATGACATCAAGAAGATCATGAAGGTTGCTCGTCCTCGTGGACAGGAGAAAAACCAATTCTATACAGGTGTAAGCTCACCAGACAAATACGACGAGTACATGATTGATGTCATGGACTTTGAGTTCATGTGTTTGGATCAGATGCACTTCGAAGAGAAGGAGAATCAGCACGGCAATTCCGGCTTTTATTACAAGGGTTTCGACTACAAGAAGAAAGAGGGAGGTGTGTTTTCACGTACTCCGCATTCTATGGACACCATGATGGTGTACGAGGGTAGCTATGTGTGTGGAACAGATTATGTTTTTAATTATGGTCCGAAAACAAATATCCCTCGGAACATCCATGACCTGAGTCGTTGCACGCTTTCATACTCTTCTGTGGCAACAAACCTCAATAAGAACATGCCTAAGTCTCTGGTGGATAGCTGCACTGGTTTTGCAGATATGCTTCAGATCACACACCTTAAGCTGCAGCAAGCTATTGCTAAAGCAAAGCCTGACGGGTTGGTTATTGATATCGAGGGACTGGAGAATGTGGAGCTGGGTAAAGGAGGTGAGCTTCAGCCACTAGAGCTTCACGACATATACGAGCAGACAGGTGTGTTTTACTATCGTAGTAAAAACCCTGATGGTGGATTCCAGAACCCACCTGTTCGTGAGATCGGCAATAGCATTCGGAACATCAATGAGTTGATTGGTTTATACAATCACTATCTCCGTATGATCCGCGACACCACGGGTATCAATGAGGTCGTCGATGCCAGTAGCCCGAATTCAGAAGCACTGGTCGGTGTTCAGCAGCAAGCTGTTGCAGCAAGTAACAATGCTACATACGATATCACTCACGCATCTTTGATTCTCTACCGTAAGGTTTGTACTGATATTGTGAAATCTCTTCAAATCCTTCCTCCCGAAAGCACAGTGTTCAAAGCATATGAACAAGCTATTGGTACCGAGAAGATGCAGATTCTTGCTTCGTTCCGTCAACTCCCTATGTTCAACTTCGGGGTTATAGTGACAAAGGATATGGACGACAAGGAGCGGCAGTACATGGAGCAGAATATTCAGATCGCTCTTTCTCAGAAGGAGATTGACTTGGAGGATGCAATTGCTATTCGAGAAATGAGGGATGTGGATCAGGCAGAGCGTTTGTTAATTGTCCGCCGCAAGGCTCGCATGAAGCGCATGCAGGAGCAAGCCATGAAGAACTCTCAGATGCAGCAGCAGACAGCACAGGCGGCAGCACAAGCGGCATCACAATCAAAGCAGCAGGAGTTGCAGATGCAAGCTCAGTTAGAAGCACAAAAGATCCAGCTAGAATCTCAAGCGGAGATTCAAGTTGCTCAGGTAAAACATGAGATGGCAAAGGAGATGGAGGCTATTAAAGCTCAGCTCTCAACAGTGAAGACGCTGAGTTCTAGCCAGACTCGAAAAAATATGGAGGAGTTCAAAGAGGATCGTAAGGATGAGAGGGTAAAGAAGCAGGCAGTGGAGCAAAGCAAACTCATCTCACAGCGTAATGGAGTACGTGGAGAGCTTGATGAAGCTCAGGACAGCAAATCTAAACTTGCTGAGATTCAGCAATTGATGGGACAATAAGATGGCATCAGTAAATCTTGATATAGCGGACAATCTAAATATCACTTGTAAGCAGGGTGATACATTTGAATTGACCTTGACCTTAAAGGATTCTTCAGGGAATGCCTTACCGTTGGTAACAGACGATTACAAGTTTCTAATGCAAGTGAAACAGAGGGGTAGTCGTAGGAATGATTTGACTGCTGGTAGATTAGCTCTAAGGGTTCCTGTCAACGGCGGTGGAGGTGGTGAA